GATGTCAGTATCAACTGCTGCGTTAATCGTGGTGAACACATCCTTCTCATGCGAGAGGACGCTGCTTTGAACCAAGGTTTTCACCTTAGCTTGCTCCAAGTCCAACGGATTGGACGTCCCTGCTGCGTCACGCTCGGAATCATCAATAGTGATTTCCAATGCCTGAGGCATGCAGTTGTAAGTCGGCTCAGTTACATCCATAAAGATGCGCCTAGCCGATCCCCCAACGCCCCTAGACGTATCGTGCGTCTGGAAGGCGTTCTTGTTGTTGTAAGCCTTATATTGGCCGATTGTCGCCGGTACTTGTACCGTTGGTGCGATGAACTCAGCCACCGTGCTTGTTAAGTCGTTCAGAACCCCACTTGCGTAATTAGTAAGGGTTGGATTGACTGATGCTTCTGATCTTAGTCCCATAATGTTATTCCTTAATTGTTAGAGGTTAGTGAACCCGGTGACCAAAGCTGCTTCAATCAGGTCGTCAACAACGCCAGCCTCCATAGCTACCGCCGAAATGTCGGTAGTCGTGCCGCTGTGCGCCATGAATAAGCCGTCGGTATGCACCTTGAGGTTTCCTCCAAGGGCAACCGTGTCTCCCAGCTTTACTTTTACCGTTCCGCTTGCCCCCGCTAGGGATGCAATCGTGTTCTTTCCTGCGGTCGTTTCTCCGTCGAGAATAACGCCGAAACAGTCTCCTGCAGCGGTTACGATCTCAACTTTGCCCGCAGCTATCTTTACTCCGTAACCTTCCTTGCCGGTAAGGTCAGCGGAACTCGCCATCGCGAAGATGGCGTTATCTCTTGTTAATGCTCCTGCCATAATATTTTACTTAGTTGTGTGTGTTTTAGTTAAACAGGTTAGGGCTGTCGTATCGCGTAGCATTCCAAGCCTGTTCAAAAGATGAACCGTTCTTAGATTGATATTCCTTCGCGGCACGCATCTGCGCTTCACTGCCAGTTCCAGTCTGTCCGTCATCCTGACGCTTGGCATTCACCATGCGCCCAAGAGCGGGATTAGCGGGGATTGAATCCAGCAATGAAACGGCGGAAGGGTCAGCCTTCAAAGTGGCAACCCACTTGGCTTTAACTTCCTCGTCTTTTGCAGGGATACGTCCCTCTTCCACAGCCCTATCGACAGCAGACTTGGCAGCGACTTCGCTATCCTTGTCCTTATCTTCCTCTAGGGCTTTGATCTTGGCTCGCAAGGTTTTTACTTCCTCGTCCTTATCGGCCAACTCCGACATAAGCTTATCCTTTTCAGGGAACTCGCCTGCCGTTAGTTTATCTTTTTCTTCTTGATCTGGCATATTGCTATTTAGTTTTTGGTACTCACCATCAGCGGCAAGTATCGGTGTTATGTCTTTGAACGCTGGCCGATTGACTAACCCTCCTGCATTCAAAGTGGTGCCTTCAATTTCGCCCTTTGCGTCGAGCGTGAATGTCGGGCTAAATTTTCTGTAGTTCTTCCCTTGTAAAGCTTCCTCGCCTTTGCTTGTCCACTCCACCTTGGCCCTAACGCCTCCCGCTTCCGGGTCATCTCCGGCCCAATAGAAGCCGGTTACCCAACCGCTGGCCTCCTTGTCATCGTGGTTAAAGTCGATAAAGACCTGTTCCCGGTCGCCCGCTGTTATCTTATCGTAAGAGGCTTGCAACCGATCCGCTGTTAAGGCGGTGACCGTCAACTTGAGGTCGGCAGGCTTCCCGTTCTTGTTTGCCGTGATGCTATGCTCCCCCGGAGGTAGGTACTGAATGTCCTCGGGTAACTCGTCACCGAGGATATTGGAGCTAATTGCGTGTACTATGTTCCTGATTTTCATTGCGTGACCTCTTTGGGTGCCCTGCCGTTAAGCCGCTTGAACCTCCGCTCAACCGCCATCATTGCCACCTTACCGATAACCTCGTCTGTCGGAATGCTGTTTGGCCAAGGCGCTTGGGTGACTGATTTCTTGAGTAAATAGTAAGGAGTAAACCCGTTGTCCGGTTTCTCTGCTGTAGGTGAAGGTGTACGCTCCACCTTAAGCCCTAACGTTGGACTCTTGCCGTGTTTAATCTTGGACTTGGGGTTCGGGTTAAACTTGCCTAGCTTGGCTTTAGCGGGCTTGTCAGGCTTGACCAATAGAAGGTTGCCCTTCTTGCTCGTAATAAAGAACAGCCCTTCAATGTCTTTAGCTCTCTTATTGTAGGCTTGCGGAACTAAGGGGATTGTTAGGTAGCCTTTGCCTCGCTTGCCAGTGATGGTGCCACCCTTAATCTTGTGCTGAAGTAGCGGGCTGCTGATGGAGACCACCACCATCTTGTCGCTTACGACTGTCTCGTTGTTAACGTTTCCCCCTATTTCCCTGTTCCAGAAGTGAGAGCGATCGCCTCCGAGCTTGTTCTCCTCCGCGCCATCTTTTTTGAGATAGAACTCTCGCAGATAATTGGAGGTTTCCCGAGCGCCTACCTTCAGAACGTCAACAGTGGTGTCGCTGTCCAGCTTGAACTTATCGAAGTTGGGCAGCTCAACCTTAATGCCCGCATTTAACCAAGGGAGACTCATAAGGCTTCCTCCAGCTTAGGCAGAGGGGATGACTCGTACCGTTTGTTAGCGCCATTCACCATGGCGGCACCCATGTTCCGTTCCATTGCCTCCTGTAAGGCGTTGGTGTCTAAATCCTCAAACATCTCAGGCATGGAGTTGCTCGCCTTGGCTATTGCCCTCTCAAAGTCCTCGTCTGACAAGTCCTCGTCCATTGCCTTGTTAATCAGCTGAACAAACGCTGGTTTAACCGGAGCGAGCCACTTCTCACTAACACCGGTCACATCTTCAATAACCGTGTTAAGCAACTTGTCCCTAGCGCCGGGTTCGGCCCGATCAAAAGCATCTACCGTCCCTGCCTTGGCAAACATTGGAGAAGGCGCTGCCGCAGCAGGAGCAGATATAACGTCTTCACCCTCTTCAGGGATAGGCACATCGTGGCGATCATAGAACCATCCTTTAGGCATCGAAACGCCGCTATTAAGCAATATCTGGTCACGGGTAGCCTCCATCGTCGGATCAGCTGGCCCGGTCAAGTCAGGCACTAAAGTTGGCGCTTCCTCATGGTCGCCGTAGTTAAGCCTGCAGATTGCCGGGATTAACTGTTCATTTAACGTCATCGCCACCCAGTTACAGACATCTTGCATACGGCTCAACCTAACATCTTGGTGAACATCCCCTAATGCGCGACTGCCTGAATCACCTACGTCGGTGGTTAGCGTCTGGCCTAAAATGGCGATATCACAAAGCTTGTCAGCTACGTCGATGAAGTAACTTTGGGGGTTGTCCGACCCATTCTTACCTGCTTCCTTAAATTCCACTTGGGTTCCGGTTGGGAAAGCTCCCCATGCCGCTGCCCCCATGTTCTCAAGCATATCAGCAATATCGCTCTTAACATTTGCTGCTGCGCCGGGGTCATAAGTAGCCCAACGTAACGGTTGCCCGAACACCTGAGCAAAGTTGAGCAGCCAATCACGGCAATAGTTCTGCCCACTCCACCAATAGGCTAATTGGCGCAAGAGACCGTAACCCATCGAGTTGCCTGAACGGTTCTTGTAGATGCCAATCAAGAACTTATTGTCAGGGAAGTCTTCATAAACCCCATCGCCATTTGGGGCTAACATTAAGTTCGGGCTTTCGTGGGGATACCCGTAATAACGAGGATGCAGCCAATAGGTTGACTTGGGCCTGACGCCCTCGGTTGAAGCCTCCCAAATCACCTCTTGGACACTAAAGCCTTTACCTACTGCATCACATAAATCGTACACCGAGTCTTTGAACCCGGTAGTGCCTTCAAGAGGGTTGCCCTTCCAGTTGTCTAGGCAATGCTGGACAAAGTCAGCCTTGTCCTGAGCGCTAGGCGTAGGGTCTTGGCCTCGCTCCGCGAACGGGGTCACGGTGTAGGTGGCTGATGCCGCTGCGCTCTTTAGCTCATGCAGGTTTTTAGCGAGCCTAGCCCATGAGTCTTCCATCAACTCGTAGACTTGGTACTGCTGTTTAATATCCCCGCTTAACGCCGCCCTTAATGTCGCAATGACATTTGCAGGGCTTTGCTTTCCCCCAAGTGCGTTGCTTTCCAGCCTGTCCCTAGTGCTAGGAGATACAACTCGTTTAGCTACTGAGTTGTTGCTGCTAGCCTTGGCGAATATCTTGCCTAAGCGGTTACTTAATTCTGTAATCATACAAGCGTGGGTCTTAACCCTGACAGTCGCGCCCGCCCTAACATTATGTTATCGGTGTCAGATATTGCTCCCGTGCTTCCGTTCATTACGGAGGCATAAACAGCTAACGCCAATGCAGTACACCGGTCAGCGTGACCGTCAGAGCGCCGGAGCGCCCGGTACTGCTTGTTACCCCCCGGTGTGGTTAACTCATCAATGGAATGCAAATCCTCACGGATAACGTGATCCCGTGGAACTCGCAGACTCCGCTCTTGGAAAGCCCTGCGTAGGCCGGGGAATATCTTAGCCTTAAAGCCCTGCGTGAAGTGGCACTGCTCCAGCTTGTACTCGTAGCGATTGGCCAATGATTCGCTTAGCGCATTCCCAATGCCGGTGGAATCGATAGTGGCGTAACTAGCCGTGTTAATCCGCTCAGATAGCAGTTCCTCCTGTAAATGGTACGGGGTGTCGCGCAAGGTCAATACTTCCCTTGTCCACATCACGTCACCTATCTTCTCCAACGTCCAGCAAACGGTCAGGTCATGCTTACGCCCGATATCAATCCCGACATACCTGACTGCCCTTCCCATGTCCCCTTCACAGTCAACGGTCGCCTCATCGTTCACGCATCCGTCAATCAGCTTGTAAGGGAGCAGCACGTTTGAAGCATCAACAAACTCACATTCATACTCCTGTTCCCAAGCTTCAGGATCGTCCAGCCCCCTCTTTAATTCAGCTGCATCCATGGGTAACCCCTCTGCTATTGCTGAGTGAATGGTGGTTTTATGCTTCTTAAAGTTTAATTCATCAGCCTTGTTCCATATCTCAAAGAACTTGCTGTTACGTCCTGCCGGGGTGCTGATGAGCCTGATCTTTAGTTCACCTCGCATGGGGTTGGATATTGCGGGGTAGATTGCCTCGTAAATCTTATCGGGCCGCTCATGAAAGGCGAACTCGTCCAGCACTAGGTTAGCTGAATAGCCACGCACGGTGTCAGGGTTAGCGGGTAAAGCAATGATTCGTGAACCGTTAGGGAACCTGACCTCACTGGTGCGACAGTCAGGCTTCGGCAATTCTAAGGCGTCAGACACCACCCGCGCCACCCGGTTGCCTTTAACCATCCATTCCTCAGATTGCCGTTGTCCTGCTGAAAGGATCACCCAATCAGTGTTAGGTTTATCGCAACAGTCAACGACTGCCTCAAAGGCTGAACCAAGTGAACCACCTATTTGCCGACTCTTTAGCCATATCTTAAAGCGAGATTCAT